TAATTCTTTTCCTGGATTAAAGTTATTCGGTACGTCTTCAGGTAGAGATAGAGGGATGTTTGAACACCAGAATGTTCTTTATAAAGTAACCGACACAACCCTAAACACAGTCGCATTTGATGGCACTCACACTTCTGTAGGGACTATTCCAGGGACAGGAAGGTGTATCTTTGCAGGAATAGGAACTAATGTAGTTATCGTCACAGGAGGGCGTGTATGGCAATACACAGGGACACTTACTGAGATAACAGATGTAGATCTTGAAACTCCTAATGGTGCTGCTCATCTCAACAATCAAATAATATATGATGGTGATGGAGGCAGGTTTGTTACATCAGATGTAGGTGACGCTACCACAATAAACGGTCTTAATTATGCTGCTGCTGAGAGTAATGCCGATGACTTAAAAATACCTTATGTATTTAATCAGATACTATATTTAATGGGCGATAAAACAATTGAGACATGGTGGAATTCAGGAGTGGGGAATCCTCCATTTGACAGGATAGAGGGTGGAATATACCCGATAGGTCTAGCCGCTATATATTCCGCTGCAAATAATGATAACCACTTATATTTTCTTGCTGATGATAATAAAATCTATCAACTCCCAAATAAAGAGAATATATCAACTATCGCATTAACTCATGAAATTGATTCTTATTTAGTTGTAGATGATGCAATTGGATACTGTTTAACGTTTGAGAACCAGAACTTCTACCTATTAATTTTTCCGACAGTCAATAAAAGCTGGTGTTATTCTGAATCTTCAGGGCAATGGTTCGAGCTCAATAAAGACCGTTATATTGGTAGTTCTTATGCGTACGCATTTAGAAAGAACCTAATAGCCGATTATCGAAATGGGAACATCTATGAACTAGATATAGATACTTACTCAGAAAATAGTGAATTTGTAGAAAGAGTAAGGGACTCTGGGCCTATATTCGGTGAGCTTATGGGCGCATCTGGTAAAAAGATAGAAATGAGCCGTTTTGAGCTTATTATGGAAGTCGGGGTTGGTGGACTTCCATCAACTACAGATAATAGTGAAAACCCTATTATCATGCTTCAATTCTCAGATGACGGTGGAAAAACGTTCTCTACTGAAAAATGGGGTAAAATAGGGAAGATGAACAAATACGTAAAAGTAGAATGGTTTTCTTTAGGCTCATTCTTTGAAAGGATTATAAGGATCAAAGTATCAGATCCAAACTTCATCTCTATCCACTCGTCCTCAGCAGACCTAGAGGCAGGTATATGAACCCACCCCCCGTTCAAGTTCCATTAAAACTGCAAGATCAATCAGATGTAAAACTATTTTTCAATACTCTTATTAAAAGTAATTACTTAGTTTGGTCAAATATAATAACGGCTTCTCAAACAACATTAACCACTTCAGATACAAATACTCCTAATTCAGGGGATGCTACTACCGACTTAATAATAGCAAACCTACAAACGAGAGTTGATGAATTAGAAGCAATCATTATAGCTATAGGACAATAATATGGGAATCAGTTTAAATCCTATCGAGAATTTCGATTCTTTTTTTGGTACTGATCTATCTGGAGAAGGGGCAGCACAAGCTTCAGTAGAAGCAGCAAGACTACAGTTAGAGGGAACTAAATTAGGTATTGCCGAGGTAAAAGCCGGTAGGGAGCAGGCTAGAGCTGACCTATCACCTTTCAGGCAGGCAGGTGTAGACGCCCTTCCAGGGCTTTCAAGCCTTATTCAAGACCCTAATGCTCAAAAGAGCTTTATCACAGATAACCCATTCTTTACTGCGCTGGCAGATGATGCTCAAAGTAGGTTATTTGCGAATCAAGCTGCAAAAGGAAAGATTGGATCTGGAGATACTCCAAAAGCCCTTCAAAACAGTCTTCTTCTTCTTGGAAACGATCTTCTAAACCAGAATATATCCCAAAGGTTTAATCTAGCTACCCTTGGAGCTAATGCAGCAGCAGGGCAAGCCACAGCTACCCAGAGCGCAAGCGCAGGAATATCAGACCTATTCACGCAGGGCGCTAACGCGCAAGCAGCAGGGTTTGTAGGAGCCGCTAACGCTAGAACAAATGCTACTAACCAGCTTCTTCAATTAGGAACCACTGCTCTGTTAGCCTCAGATAGGCGCGTTAAGCGAGATATAGAGCAAATAGGCATGTATAAAGACCTTCCTGTTTATACGTTTAAATATATCTGGAGTGATGAAGAACAAATCGGATTTATGGCTCAAGAGGTTAGAGAGCTATTTCCTGATGCTGTAGTTGAGAAAAACGGTATCCTTCACGTGAATTACGGAGCAGTTTATGCCCATTAATCCAAATATCCCCTTAGGCGTTCAAGGAAGTAAATTCGGAGAACTAATAAGTAAAGGGTTCCAGCAATACCAGCAAGCTCAACACACTAAAAGGGTTGATGAGCAGAATAACGCCTTGCTTCTCCTGAAGCAGGAGCAGGCAGCCCAAAAAAACAAAGATATAGAACGTAAGTCAATTCAGCGCCAATTTGCTTCCACTGCTGTTTCACAGCTACTCCCTGCTTACGAAAATGGTGATTTCGGTACTGTTGAGAAAATAATGACTGATGAAATAACCAGACTAGGAGTAGACAATAAAGAGTCTATTCCTATGGAAGATGCTTTAACCGCTCACAAACAAGACCCTCAAAGGGCTTTTAATGCCATTAAACAGATCGTGTCACAAGCAAGGATGGAGAAGCTAATCCCTCAGCAGGAAAAGGGAAAAAGAGTAAATGCACAGATCCCAGGGCAGTCAGGGATAGTCCCGGCTATTGAGACACCTCAAGGGTTTCTTACAGACCCTAAAACAGGAGCTAGGCTTCCTGACGCTATTAAGGCTCCTTCACGCCAGGAGACTGGAGGAGCAGGGTCTTTAACTGGTTCTCAAGAAGGTAAGCTTATATCTGGAAGCATAGAATCTGAGCAAGCTATTTCTAATACTATTTTATCCATGGAAAGCATAAAAGAGCTTGTGAAAAGTCCTGACTTTATGGGAGGAGTATCTGGAGATATAAACTCTTTAATTAATAGTGGATTACAGCAGATTAAACAAATTACTAAAACTGAAGATATTTTCATTAGAAATCCTGATGGAAAGGTCACACTTGACGAATCTAAATTAGGAGATTTAGGGGTAAAAAATATGGGGAGATTTAGAAGGGCCGCTATTAATGATGATAGAGTTGATAGCGCCGTTTTAGATCTAGCTTATACACTTGCTCAAGTTAGAGACCCTGGAGGAAGATTATCGGATAAGGACGTTGAAGCAGCAGAAAAAACTATAAGGTCTGGAGCAGATAGAGTATCTATTTTAAAACTTTTAGAAGACACACAGAAAAGAGCAATACAGAAATTTAATTCAGATACTAGGATCTTAAATAAACGTACTGGGGGAAATATTCCTCAAATCTCTATTGAAGAGATCTTAGGAAATAAACGTGTTGATACAGAAGACGAAGTAGCCGATAGAATCCTTAAGAAGATGGGATTATGAGAGAGCAATTACTAGAAGCAGTCGTTAGAAGGGGTGAAGAAGATATAAAGGCTCTTCCTCCTGAAAGACGCTCTGGAGCAGTAAGATCGATTATCCAAAGATTATCTGAGAAAACTGATGATGAACTTATCTCATTAGTATCTACTGGTAAAAGGGATATTGATCCTGAATTATTAGGTAAAATTGAAGAATTAAAACCAATGTTAGAAACTCAGGCAGTGAGAGACTCAATTGCCAGGGGAAAATTTTCAGGATTTCCAAAGCTTGAGGGTTTTGAGAATGAAGCAAAATTACAAAGCCTAGGGGTTGATACTAAAAGAGAACTTCCAGCCGGGAGTATTGAATTAGGATTTGGTGACGACCCTGTAAAGGCGGTCTCAAGAGCATTAACTAAGCATTTCAAAAAACCAGTTATCTCTTTTAAAAGAGGGGAAGATATTCTATATCTAGACCCTACAGATAATGTGCTTGTTAAAGCTAATCCTAATATCTTCGGCGCTGTTGGAAAAGCTCTTCCTATTGCTGGAGATATAGCCGGAACCATAGGAGGAGGAGCCGTAGGGGCAGTTCTGACTAAGCACCCTGCTGGTATGGTTGCTGGAGAGTCTCTAGGCTCTGGAGCGCTTACAGGTGGTGCAGAATACCTTAGATTGTACGTAGGTAAAGCCTTAGGGCTTCATGATCTAAGTCATAGCGATATGGCAATAAAAGCAGCAGAAAAGGGTGGAGATGCCGCTATTGCGACCTTAGCGACAGGAGGGTTAATTTCGGCTGCGAAAGGAGTTAATAACTTCCTTAAAGGAAGGATCTTCACCAAAGAAGCAGCATTACAACATGGGCTGACTACAAAAGAAGCTGATGCCGTAATAGGGGAGGTCAATAAAATATTAGGCAAGAATGGAGTAAAAGGAACTTTATTTACGAGAACCGGTGATGTAGTAACTGGATCGTCTGAAGCTCAGGTAAGGAAGAATATTAAACATGCTTCTGATTTTATAGAAAGAGATCTTTCCGATCAAAAAGCATTAGTTAAATCACTTGATATCGTGACAAAGCCTGGGAAGGCAGAAGGTGGAAAAGCTATTCAAGATATAGCGGAGAAACAAATATCAAAACGTATCACGCAGGCAAAAAGCATTGTTTCAGATACAACTCAGAAGCTTGATGATAAGATATCCATATTAGGAAAAACTAATAAAGAGACAGTAGGAGAACCTACTAGAGAAGTTTTGCTGAGTCAGTCTAAAAAGGCTAAAAAGGGTGTTGAGGACGCTTGGCAATCAGTAAAAACTAAAGGTGGCTTTAATGAAAAGACTGAGTCTTTTGGTATAAAAATACCCTTAGGAAAGGAAACAGCAAGACGTAGCGACATAATGTTACGCAGATCTAAAGATGCTGTAACAGATATCACAAAACGTCCAATAGTAAAAAAAGGGTCTCCTGATCTTGCAGACTATAATCGTGAGATATCTGACTTAAAATCAGACCTTAGAGCAGCTAAGAAAAACAAACAGTTCGGAACTATCCAGACAAAAGACCTTGACGATGTCATTCACTCATTAGAAGCTGATAGAAGAACCCATCTTGTCCAGATAGGAAGAGGCGATCTAATTGATGAAATAGAAAAGGCAGAAATTAAAACAGCAAAATTCCATGATGCATTTAATAGAAGTATTGTAGGAAAATTAACAAAGAAGGATGAGACAGGAGTTTTTACGATACAAAGTAAGAAATTCGTAGATACAGTATTGAAGGGTGATACAGAGTCAGCAAAGCAGCTTCTTGATGTAATAGGGACAAAACCATCCTTAGTTAATATGTGGAAAGAAGGTATATCAAATGCATATAAGCGTGATGTAATTGATAAAGTAAAGCCTTTTAAAGTAGGATCTAAGATTTCAAATGAACAGAGAAAAGAGGTAGTATCTAAAACTGAAAGTTGGATAAGCAAACATAGTGATGTTTTAGGGCAATTCTTTACAAAGCAGGAACTTGGAAATATTAAGCAAACTGGCAATCTAGCTATGACTGTTAAAAAACAGATAGCTCAATATAACCAAATTATAAACGGTGCTGCTAAGAAATTCGGAAGAGGAAAGCTAACATCTTTAGATCCAGAGAATCTTGTTAAATTCGTAACAGGTAAATCAGGAAGCTTTTCGTCTCCGACAGGAAGAGGTGTTGAAGCAACTATTAGTAAAATACGTTATGTGAAAAACATCACAAAAAATCATCCTGGAGCATGGGGTGAGTTTCAGAAAGAATATTCAACCTCTCTTAGAAAGACTGTTGTAGATCCAGATTCAGGGTTTATAAAACCAAAAGCAATAAGCGATTGGATAAATAGTCAGTCTGATGAAATCACAGAAGTAATGGGACCAGAATATGCAAAGAATATTAGAAGCATTAATAAAGTCACTCAATTGCTGAAGGAAAAACCAATTTCTTTAGGTGGCGATGAAACAAGGGCTGGAATAATACAGGCAATAAGGAGCGGTGCTGCTCCTCCACTTACTAGAAGAGGTAGAGCTTTCACGGCTGCTGTTATCTTCGATAATAAGCGCGCTCATGATGTTATAGCTAAAGCTTTATTAGACCCTACAACAATGAAGAAAGTAGCTAAATTAGCAGAACATAAAACATTAAATAGAGAAGCTATTGAGCTTGCTGTTTCACTAGGAATTATAACGGAGTAATAATGGCCTACTTACCTATATCAAGAAACCTTATCCAGTATGTTGATGGTTCTGGAGTTCCGTACAGTGGTGCTGTTTTAAAGGCTTACAAAGCCGGCACAGCGACAAATCTGCCTATGGCTACAAGCACAGCCGGAACCACAACTGCTACCTCAATAGAATTAAATTCATCAGGATATCCTGAGATAAACAGTAATATCGTACTACCTTATATTAATGAGGACTTCAAACTAGCTCTATACCCAACACAGTCCGCAGCAGATTCTAATACAGGCGCTGTATGGGTAACTGACAATGTCCCTTTCACTGACTTAGGAACTGACTTTGCAGCTACTGAAACGGGTACTGGAGACGCTTATGAGATCGCTGTGATACTAGTCCCGCCTACCTACACAGCAGGACAAGAACTGTCTTTTGTCGCCTCAGAGGCTAATACAGGAGCATGTTCTTTAAATGTAAATGCATTGGGCGCAAAGTCTATAAAACTGGCAGATGGAACAGACCCTTACAATAATGCAATTGTAGCCAATATGATTGTTTACGTTAAATACGATGGTACTAACTATCAGTTAATGAATCCACGTGTGTCATATATAAAACCATCATTTAGCGTTCATAAAAATGGAGTAAGTCAAACATCCGTTGGAACATCGTTAGAAATAATAACATGGTCAACTGAAGAGTTTGACACAAATAATAATTTTGCAAGTAATAGATTTACGCCTACTGTAGCAGGTAAGTATTTATTATCAGCCTCTTTATATTTTTCTGTAAATTTATTAGGTGATAGTCTTGATGTGGCAATTTATAAAAATGGAGCTCTTTATAAAAGAAGATTATTTACAACCTCGAATGCTAATTCAAAACTGATGACGGTAACGGCGATTGCTGATGCTAATGGAACATCTGATTATTTTGAAATATTCGGTGCTAATATAACTTCAGCCGATACCGTTCAAGGCGCCGCCACTAATACTTACTGGAGTGGATGTAAGGTAGATTAAAATTTACAACCAAGATAAATCATCTTAAATTCCATTCCCCAGTTTTTCCCTTTGGTATTCCAAAGTATTTAATATATTTATACAATAAAAACATGATCTTCATCACACTTAACATTTAAAAACGCAACTATACTAAGGATTATATATGTCTCAACAAGGTGAAGAGATGAACGGACGCAGAGAGATAGATAAGGATACGCCTAGAAAGAATCTAGCGTTATATGCAACGATATCAATACAAGCTCTGGCTTTAGCTGTTACGTTTGGATATAAAGCTAACGACATTGATAAAATATTGGAGAACGATAGACGGCAAGATATGGAAATAAAGGCTGTCGTTACTATTATTGCAGAAAAACATTATGACAAAACAGAACTTGATAGGTTTGTTATTAATCCATTTAAAGATGAAATGAAGGAACTACAAGGAGCTATACGAGAAGTAGGGAAAAGTGTAAATCAGATACGAAACACTCAATATAAGTTTATTTCAGAATATCATATAAAAGCACGACAATGACAGACCAGACATTTAGATTCACTCTACTTTTATACCTTTTTTGGTATAGCGCCTTCCAGGGATAATATCCACGATTTCCCATTCTACTTTCATAATTACTCCTTTTTATTAATCAGTTAACAATTTTAACCTTTTCTCCAACAATTCAATTTTACCTTTCAGTACTATTACTAACTCATTATCCGAATCGCCAGAGTCAATATATTCTTTTAACGCTTCATAGTCAGTTATTAAATCGTTGATAATAGAATCAAAATCCTCTGCATTTTCAGACAATCTTTTCCTGTAATCACTCATTAATTTAACCTCATCTTTATCTATTTGCGCATTCATAAAATCAAAGAATCCTGGTGTTCTATTGCAAGATTTTAATTCATTCCTCATCACTCCTCCCTAATTGCCTTAGCTATAATTCCGGATAATTCATAATCACTTGCATCACAAACAAAAACGCCATGGCATATATTCTCTGCTATCTCCGCATCTTTCTCCTGCTGCTCCAGTCTTGCCTGTTCTATTAATGCGTTCACATAGTCAATTTCATTATTATGTTTAACTGCATTTTTTATATTCACGTTATCACTCCAAACCTTAAATAAATACGCTTTTACTTCCTTCTCTCTCTGACCTCTATGCACCCATCCTATCCCCCAGCCAAGAAAGAGACCTAGTGAGAAGATAAGGATGTAGATCATTGATGTAATGAATTAGCAAGCTTGCTTGCAATTGTATATGCGTCTTCTATATACCTTATCTCGCTTATATCCTCAACTTCTAAATTAAGAATTATTTCATTAACTTCCGATACTATTAGATCAATAAACTCATTTAGCTCATCTTCGAAGCCATCAGGACACATATCAGTAATTTCTTTCCTTTTATCGCCTTTCATATTACCTCCTAGTGAAAAAATTAATATACAGATCATTCAATGTCATCTACTTTCATAGGAAAGCTAACAGTTTTATGAAACATAATAACAAGTTCGACAGCAATCATAACGTCATCAATTCCGGCTATTTTCCTAGCCTCTCCTATGTTCTTTCCGTCTTTTGTCATAGCTGCCCAGAATATTTTTTTTACCGATAACGGTAAGTTCTCTGCTTTTTCGCGTGTTTCTGCCCGTCTTTGTGCTGCTGTTTTAGGTGTCTCAACCACTAGATCTTTCCGTAAGCTTGATATTTTCATTTCTTCTCCTTAGCGCTATAAATCATAAAGATATGCAGTAGCTATTATTTTAGAATCTTCATCTCTTCTCATTAGCACGCGTATTTAAAACGGTATCGGATCATTGAAATCATTTGTATCTGGTGCAACATTTGCCGCTTGCTGTTGTTGATCCATCGGTTTTAATGATATAGAAATAAATGGTTTATTACTGTCATACCTGGAGAGGATTTCAGACAGTAAGCGTTTATCGCTATCTGAAATGTCTTTAGAGAACCAAGCTGACGCCCAGAATCCTTTGTTTGTCTCACCTTTTCCGGTTAGATGCGGATGAGACTGTTCTTTACGGTCTTTGTTTTTCCATAATGCGAACCTATTACTATTGTCATAACTCATGATTTTTGCTCCATTAACTTAGTCATTGATGTTCTCTGCTGGGAATTAAACATTCCCCATAATACAATCTTTTCCTCATTCCCAAATTCGTTCCAAATCTCCAATAAGCCCATAGCGTCCCCTTTAGACAGACAAGATAAGCTTTGATCAAATACATCTTTTTTGATCTGGTTGGACATTTTAATTACAGGATTAGGTGTTGCCCAATCAGGTAAACTGGGCGGAGTCTCGATTACATAGCTTCTTCCTTTCTGCTTGATTGGAACCCATACATTTGGTAAGTCATAGAGATATTGTCCTATTCCCCACAAAACAGCAGCCCTTTTGAAGGAATCAGAATACTGGCCTTTCTCGGCCTCGTAATCAGTTACCCCAGCCCCGTTAGCCTTCCATATCCATTCTGATTCAACCTTAATCCCTACCTCACAGCAGCCTGTAAAAGGATAACGACACTGCCAGTTCTCAGGCCCGCAGACCTCATCTAAGCGCCCCATTACGTCCCTTGCATCAATATATGCTAAAGCAATCCCTTTGCTCTTATCGCTTGTCGTTGCCCCTACACGCCACCTGATAGAATTAACAGGAAAGGGTTTTTTCAATTGCACTAGATCCATTGTTTTCTCCTAGTTTTAGGTTTAACCAATTTACGAAATCATTCATTAAAGGAATGAACTCATTATAATTAATCTTAGTTGATGGATAAACATACATAAAAGCGCTAAATAGCTCTTTTTGATTATACTCATCTACATCAACCTCCTCCATGCCCCATCGCCCTCTGTTTTTCTTGAGCATATCCTGAGTATTGTCTTTATGCGTTCCTAAGAACAAGTGATCAGGATTTACACAAAAAGGCACATCACATCGGTGACAAACACACAATCCTTCTGGTATTTCGCCAACGTGTAATTCATACGATACCCTATGTGCCGCTAATGTCTTATAGTTTACTGTTAAATGGCCATACTTTCCACTGACCAAATAATCAGTCCACAACCAGCAACCTGACTCCGTTACTGGAGTCCATTTTTCATTGAATCTATCTATCAATGGCCTAATTTTAGGCACCATACTTTCCTCCCAAGTCCTTTAAACAGGCCCAGGCTTCCCATTTAAGACGCTCATTCATTACTTAATTCCAGCGTACCGGTAAAGTTTTCAAAATTGTCCATATCCCAATAATCTGATTGTTTGCCTATTGTATGACGTCCTTTACCATGAACGACAAAACCTATTCCTTTAGCATGAACGACAAAACCTATCTTGTTGTCTGTAAATAAAACCACTGATCCGCTTAAAAAGCCATCTTTGATCTGCATTAGTTTAGGGTATTTATCTTTCTCTTTTTCAATTAATATACTTTTCATTGTTTGTCCTCGCATCAATGGCTTGTTCGATTTCGTAAATTAAGATCGGATTTGTGATTTTTTGATCATCTATGTAATACTCGATTTCGTCAGTCTGACGAATCTCAATTGATGAACCATCTGCAAATTGTATGCTATTCATTATCTACTCCTTCAATAGCTAGTTCTTCACAGTAATCAGAAAATAAAATGTACATTCCGCTACCAACTGTAACATCATCATCTTTTTGCATAGATTCATGTATGCTTTCAAGAAGGTTGGAAGTTTCTTCGTTTATCTCAATATTCTGAATAAATTCGATAAAAGTCCCAGAATCTTCAAAATATTCCTTCCATTTCTGAGTAATCAATTCATTTCGTTTCTCTGATTCCATTTCCTTAGTCTCTCTCTGTCTATCCATTATCTCATCATAATGAGGTAGTATTCCTATTGCATCAATTATGTTCATTTTTTAACCCTTTCACATTACCATAATAACCATGTGCTTTTTCAAGCTCTTGCTCCATTGCTTTTATGACATTTTCTCTTAAATTATTACCTTCAGTATGAACGATATATCCTTTCTTATTAAAATATTCAAGATAAGGAATTCCTTTATTATCGTGATGAAGTCCAATGGCTTTTTTTTCTATCCAATTCAATATCTCTGAATTTTTCTGTGACTCTTCTACTTGATAACCTATTTTATCAAGAATATCCTGAAAAGTATCACCATGCCCGTAAGCAAATCCATACTTACTTGCCCATATGATCAATCTTTCTGTATCGTTCATAATAGTGTCACCCTGTTTTTTGGGAACAAAACTACCGAAAATATAGGGAAATCCATTATCTCATCCCACTTGACCTTCTCTCCGTTTATTACTAAAGCTTGGTTCTTGATCCATCGTTTTAGCTCTGAGTTACTAGCCTTCCCTGATCGCTCACGGCTCATAAAATGGCAAACTTTATTTAGGTTCATCAATAATTCCCATGCATTCATACCTACTCCATAATCCTTTCTTGCAAGAGATTTCATATCTTCCGTCAACTTCTTTGCATTCAGTGTTTTGACTTCTCTAACAACTCTTTGATTACTTTCAATTCTTTTTTTCTTTCTGTCTTTCCGCAAATATGCACTCCTTCGCAGTCGCACAAATCTTCTTCTAGCCAAAATTCCATCCATTTCCCTGTTAATTCAAGCGCTTCTACCAATTCAGGAAATAGATTACACATTTTAACTATTGTATTTAAATTATCTTTTGAAAAAACAACAGCAATAGTATCTATATCTGAATCGTATATTTTATCATTTAATTCATCCTTTAATAAAGGTAACTTCATATTCTTCTCCTATAGTTGAGTGTCAGTGTTTTTCTCGAAGACATTCATTGTTTTGCCCTGGTTAGTAATTCTTTAGCCTTTTTTTGTGCGCTCATTAAATAACCATTAGATATTAATTCTGATATTTCCACTAACTCAGGAAATAGATTACATGCTTTAACGATGTATTCTGCATAATCTTTAGAGACGCATTTTATTTCACCTGTTAATATTGGCCGACCGCTATGATACAAACAAGGTGACTCTTGTTCAGGATCGTAATCCCAAACATTCCCATCCCATATCCAATTATTCATATCTCCTCCTATAGTTAGATGGATGGAGATTATCGCGTGACACCCCCTCTCGCCTTGTCGCCTTGTCGCCTTGTCGCCGTTCAGCACTATTAACAATCTAGCCGCTTTTCAGTGCCCCTACTTTACGGCAATCATTAACTTCCGGGTGGCAAGCCGTTTTCAGCCTCATCGTCAGCACGACAAACTGGATTCCGCAATATTTGGATGCCTCCTACTAATTACTTTCCCCAGCAGAGGATGCCACTCGATAATCACCATCCACAGTTCTAATGTATACCATCTGGTATTAAATGTCCAGCACTATTTCAGGATACTTCAATTTCTATCCAGTCTGTGCCATCCCATAATTCTATATACCCATAATTAGAATAGTCAGGCATTAGATATGTATTGTGAAGCATTAAAGTGTAATCAGCTATTGCATCGACGACAGCTTTTGCAGTTTCTAAAGAATCATATCTTTTATCAAAATCATTGACCTTCATTTTTTCAAGGGCTGGATTAAATATTACCCTGTACATAATTCCTCCTTTACATTTAATACCAGATGGTATACTATACTCCTTAATGAAGGAAAAGGAAAGTCAATGTTACAAAAAATGATTGAGGATTTAACTGGCTGGTTGACTGAACAAGAAATAGCCGATGCTGTCGGAGTAAAACAGCCAACAGTCAACAGATGGAAAACCGGAGACAGGAAGACCACCAATCATTTGATTTATCCTAAGGTAGAAGCATTATGGAAAACAGAGAAGAAGAAATCAGAGAAGCGACGATCAAGGCTATCATAGGCCGTATGGCTATCTGTGAAGGTTACGATGCTCAAACACGTCTTGAAATCATTAAGGAATTACGGGAATTATTGGAGGAGACGGTATGATAGCAGAAATGCTAGAAACAATTGTAAAAAATGGCGAATATGTAAAAGAACTAGAGCAAAAACTAGAGAAGTGTAAAGAGGTTTTAGAAAGAAATAAATTAGCCTTAGATGATTGGCTAAACACTTTTGCTTCAGAGTATTGTGATCCTGATCGAGTAGCGCAAGCTAAATCCAGAATAATGCAATATGGGACGGTTGGTTATATTGCTGAAATTCAGCAAGAAAACCGCGCCCTATTAAAAGAAATAGCAGATAAGCTTGATGAACTTAATGGAGAGGACAAATGAAAGAGATAGAGTTTGAAGACATGCTTGGATACGGCTTAGATGGGAAGCCTGTCCATACAAACAACAAAGCTCTGTTTATAGCAACGGCACATAACGTTGCTATTGCCATTAATAAAATTAACGAAATAGTTAGTTATCTACAGGAGCAAGAAAAAGAAAAGATAAAAGGAGAGAAAAATGAAGTACGTAAAAACAGAAACAGAAGAATATATGGATACCGAAGATAATGATCTTTATGATCAACCAATAATAGTGAGGAATGTTAAAGGGTATAAAGGTTGTGATATAGAGATAGAGGCCGCGGTCCTGACATGGGACCAATTAGATCTATTAAAAGCTGCAATATCAATAGCAGAAAATAGATGGAGAAAATATGAGAAAAGAATGTAGGATGAGTGGAAGAAGCAATTCTCACTAGAAAATACGCATAAACCCTTAGGAGAACAGAATGAGACTAAATGTTAATAATCTAATATATACTTTAAAGAATATTAGGCATATTCCAGAATATGCTGAAGAGGTTATTAGATTACCTATCCGTCCAGTGAAGGCTTTACAACCAATACAGGAAGATAATATAAATTATTCAGCGACATTTAAGACAATAGAAATTGTTGCTGTTCGGTACTGTGTTACACAAAGTGATTGCTGGTTAGAGTGGGAAGTTCAATGCTAATATATAAAGTATGTAAGGTTATAGAGTCTTGTGAGACTTTAGATCAACTCGAAGTAGCAGAGGAATATTTGAAGCGAGTTAAATATTATTTAACTCAGTATGAGCGAGAGGCAACAAGGCTTGTTTTTGAGATAAAAGAGAACGAACTGGAGGATGAGTAAATTATGAACACAATACAAATTACAGATAAATACTGGGTTTTGTAATGCAATACAAACGCAGACATCATCCTACTTCAGGATCAACAAAATGGAGTATTAGAAGAAAATCAGCAGGTGACGGAGGTTTTTTAGATTGCCCATATTGCGAAAATGTTTTGCATTATATTAATGGTGAGATAGATCACATAGACCCTTGGGAAAAATCTTTTAATAACAGGAAAAATAACATGGTATTAGTATGTAAAGAATGCAATACAAAGAAAAATCGTAAAAGTTTATTGCAATGGTTAATAGAAGAAAAGATAGCGCCAGAAAGTGTTTACAATAGGCTTAAAAAGCTCAAGAAAAAGATTCCACAAGATATGCTAGATTATCTTGGATATGAATAAAGATGCCTCAGAACGAGCCGCAAATGGCTTAGAATTGAATATTAGTAAAAGCTAACAGGAGAGAGTGATGAGAAATAATTTAAAGAAATTTAGAAATGAAGTCAATATAACATTACAAGAGTTTGCTGATATGTACGGCGGCACTAAAGCAAATTGTTGGAATTTAGAAGAAAACAGATCGAACCCAACCTTATTGACCGCCTATGCAATAGCAAAAATTTTAAATAAAACTGTTTATGAAATATGGCCTGATGAAACAGAAGTAATAGAAGAAACAACTATTGTAAGGCGGATAAAGAAAGGGACCCCGAAAGGTCCCTCAGAGACTAGACCAAAAGGAGGAAATGGTCTATAGTAGGTATGCGAACACCTGAATTGATATTAGACCATTCAGTCAACAAATTCAAGTATTCGCCGCTCTTTAACAGGATTTGGCGCGTTAACCAGAATCCTTACACTTAAAGTCCTTAGTTTAAAGGAGGTTTATATGGGTTGGCCATGTGATTTATCTGTAGATGACTACTGTAATGATCCAAGGTGTCGCGGTGGACGCGAATGTCAAGCCTGGTTATGCGCCCCTAATGACTATCAAGGCAACCAAGAGACGGAAACCAAGAACTTGGGAACCCCTCATGACGATACACCCCACGGTCATGGTGGACGACGCCAGAGTGTTACTGAGCGTCAAAAGTAGCGGGTTTATATAGGTGGAATGCAATGGCAACCATTGAAGAAATTATCAAAAAAGTCAATAACGGGGAGATTGTGAAATTCTCTCGTAAGTATTGGCCTAATTTTCAAGATTACTTAAATTTCATGGTATTAATTTTAAATGCAAGATGGTAATTGATGATGATAATATTCTTCTTGGCCCGGAGCAGATACAAGGCCCAAAGCAAATACGTTAACAGGGGTAAAAATAAACCCAAGCTCTCCGTAGCCGGAACTTGGTCCCGTGATGCTCGAGAGAGTTGGTAACGCCTTAAAGGATTAAGGTTCTCGAAAGAGAGGGGGAAGATGAGTACCATGTCGAAAGACATTGCCAGACAGGCGGCGGGATCTGAGGTGGATCACGGGGGAAAAGTTACAGTTATGTCTGGAGGAAATATGTACATATATGTTCTAAGGAAAAAGGCTAATTCAAATGCTCCGATCAAGATTGGCAAGGCAAAAGATCCAGTAAAGAGATTAAAGGGTCTACAAACCGGAAATCCAGAAAAACTAAGGATTATCCATTTAGTGAAATGTCGTAGCGAAATGCACTCTCGGTCTATTGAGCAGGAACTTCATAGCAGGCTGAAGAAATATAAAATGACTGGAGAATGGTACAAGTCTGGCGCCTTGGGTAAGTTTAGAGAAATATTGGATTCGATGAATTATTTTGATCGAAAAAGGTATGAGCCAGCAACGAAAGGTTGTTGGACTTTATGACCCTTGGGTAGATATGTCTTAAACAAAGGAGAATATAATGGAAGTAGTGTTAGTCACTAAAGGTATTAATGACATAGTAGGTTTTGCGACTGTAAAGGTATTTAATAATACGATGGCAGCGCTAGACTTTATCGACGAGGTGAACACAGGTAAAAAAAGAGAATGGACTGAAGCCATAATGATTGCTCTTGATGAAGAAGTAGAGCTTCTACAGCCAAGCTACTTTATTTAAAAAATAGGGGAAGATAATGAGTAATTATAACAAAAAGAGGATAACAATATGCATAAACCAAAACAATTAGATAAAGGAATTGTTGAAATGTGGTGGAACTCTGTTAAAGATAATCAATATTGGAGTGGCTCAATAGTTAATCTCACTTGGAATCAATTGTGGGATGAAGCAAAAGAGGAACTTTATCAAATAGCCAATAAACTGGAGGAGTTAAACCATGCCACCAAAAACAACTAAAGCGCGGATAATGGAAAAATACATTAAAAATTGCTTAACTTGTTCCTATTGGATTGGCGATAAAGATAAAACTTTATTTAAAAAATAGGAGAAGATAATGAGTAATTATAATGTGCATAAAGAAACATTTTTTCAGTCTGCCGATGATGGGGTGCCTTCAACATGTTATTGTCTAAAATAGGATAGAGGAAATCGATAAGCAATACTTAATAAAATGTGGGAATTATTTAAGTGCTAAATGAATTAAGTCTATTTTCGGGAGCTGGCGGAGGGTTGCTTGGCACCAGCCTTTTAGGGTTTACTCATGTCGGCTATGTTGAAAAAGAAGAGTATAATCAAAAAATTATAGCGCAAAGAATAAAAGAAGGGTATTTAAATGCTGCACCAATCTACAACGATATCGAAACATTCAATGATCGGGGATACGCCGACGAGTATAAGGGCATGGCTGAACTGGTTACAATTGGATTCCCCTGTCAGCCACATTCAACAGCGTCAAGAGGAAAGAGTCCAAAAGATACTATGTGGACTCATGCCGCCGAAACCGTTAAACGAGTACAGCCTACATTCGTGCTATGTGAGAACGTATCAAAACGGGCAATTGAAATGGCAGAGAGAGACCTACACGCAATGGGTTATTTTACCAGAAAGACTAAAATCTCCGCGAAAGACTTGGGTGCAGACCATAACAGAATCAGATATTGGTTACTTGCATACACCGACCACGAAAGCGAATTATTGTGCGGACAGCATGCAGAAATGGAAAAGCTGCCTCTTATACAAACGAGTGTTTGGGAGACCTTCCCCGATTATTCAGGAATGGTTGATGGGGATGCCAATAGGGTGGACAGATTTAAAGCCGCTGGAAACGCACAAATACCAGCAATGGTTGTCGCAGCATGGTATACGCTAACAATACCCCAGCTTGGTTAGATATACATTAAACAAAAGAGAGGTTATTATGAAAATATCAATACCTACTAGAAAGCTTAAAGATATAGGGGAACTTGATACCATGAAATTATTACCAACGGTCGGAAGAATAAGAGCAGGAATGAAGACTATCTGTGATAGATGTAGAAAGCCTATTGAAGACGAGTTTTTTATTGCTGGCTTCAAGAAAGGTTTTCCGAACATGAAATTTCACGAAACCTGTATCAATAAAGATTAACAATCTATTATCTAAAACAGGAGGGAATAATGCACAAACCAAGACGATTAGAATTAGCTGAAATACTTGACCATAATGGTTGGTTTGACGATGAGGTATTACTTGATCATTACAACAATCTAATAGAGGTAGTTAATAATCTTGTTGAATCACATAACAATGATATAAGAAATTCAGGCGCGGTAATATTATTCGAGGAGGAGTGATGTTAGAATTTAAAGAGGCAGCAAACAATAAGTGTATGCTAAGGGTTGTCCAATTAGGACAAGAATGCGCGATCGGGATGATTGATATAAATGACTATGGACATGGGATAAGATTTTATCCGCTTGAGGGTTCATATTCTTCTGGCGATTTAAAGCAAATAGCCGATAAACTAGATTCTTTGAATGGTCATACAGATGGATTAAACTTTGGAGAATGAAATGTTAGAAGTCTTGAATTTTGAGAAAAAACAAAGCAAAAAAGAACAGGCGACAGAAATAATACAATTCCTTAACCTTAAAACGGGCAGACGATATAGGCCGACGCAGGTGAATTTAAATTTTATTTATGCTAGACTAAAAGAAGGATATACGATAGAAGAAATAAGAGCTGTTATAGCAATGAAAGTACGTGAATGGCAATACGACGATTTAATGAGTAAATATTTAAGACCAGCAACGTTATTTAATAACGTAAACTTTAATCAATATGCAGGAGAATTAGGTGAAGACGTGTCCTGATTGTGGTAAACGATTAAAAGAACTACAGACTACTTGTATCTGTGGTTGGACGGAAGTTGTTAAGGAAACAAAAAAGTTATGTTTGTGCGGAGATATAATATTTAAGGAAGGTAAATGTTTTTCATGTTACTATCCTTCAACAAGCAAAGAGACAAAACAAAGATTACATTTTAAACTGCTGGAGCTTAAAGAAAAATACGGATTAAAATAACCTTTCCAGTAAATAAAAATATTCTATTAGACAGACAATAGAACAAGCGGATATTATAATAAATATTCTAGGTTTTAATGATGAACAGCCACGTACAAGAATACAAAAGAAAGATTTGGCGTAACCTTGGAAACATGAAGGAAATAGTAAGCGCTTCAAATGACAAATGGACAACGGCAAAGTTTCTTTGGAGGCTTAAGACGGAAATGGGAGTAACATTTGAAAAAAACAGAAGATCGCAGGCACTGCATAGAGTGTAATGGGTATATTCGTAATGAATATTTCTATGATGCATGGGTAAAAACTTTAGGAGGGTATATGTCAGGCAGAAGCCGGATCTGTGTAAAGTGCGAAAAAGAGAACTGGAATTGGGTATGGAGAATATTGTCTAATGGATAATGCACAATTAATAAATCAAGATAGCGGTGACTACGAATGGTATACTCCGCCAGAGATATTGCAGAAAGTAAGAGAATTATATGGCGTTATTCAATTAGATCCAGCATCCAGTGAGCAAGCAAACAAAATAGTTAAGGCTGTAATGTTTTATACTGAAAATGGTCTTGAGCAAAATTGGTATGGTGATGTTTGGATGAATCACCCATTTAGCAGAGAGAATAATCCTTTATGGATCAATAAAGCTGTATCTGAATATGAATCAGGGCGAGTAAGACAATTAACTTGCATAACTTATGCTGCAACATCAGAGAAATGGTTTAAACCATTAGTAGTGTTTCCACAATGCTATCTTTGCCCAAGGACAAATTATTATCTACCAGACGGAACAAAAAAGAAGGGGGTAACTAAAGGGTCTGTGATAACCTATATGGGACAGAATAAAGACAAATTCCGTAAATTATTTAAAGGTTATGGGTGGTTTAAATAATGGATAAAGAAAGAAAACAGCGCACTATCCTACAGAACAAAAGCCTGCATAAATATTGTGAGTTATTGGCCGAAGCCTTAAACGATGCAGGATACGAAATGAAAGCTGTTCTCGCCGTAAAGCAAGTCGATATACCATGGAATAAAGACAGAGTAAAAGGCGTGCTCTGGAAGCCGTTACAAGAGGCTATAACAGGAAAGGAATCAACAACAGAACTTAACACCGTAGACCCGTCAGAGATATATGCTATACTCGATAGACATATCTCTCAAAACTTTGGGGTCCACGTCCCTTGGCCATGTGAAGAAAGTTTATACAGAGGAGATTATGATGTTTAAAAATAAAAGATTACAATACGCAGAGAAGAAAGCCGATAAGCTATCAGAATCTAATGATAGATTGGAGAAGGAAATCGAATCTTTAAGGGATGAAAAGATAAAACTCCACGAAAAGGTGGAAATCCTCAAGGTAGAGAAAAAGACCAGCGAAGAAGACATCAAGCATATGATGAGAAAGAAAGAGGAAATGCTTGAGCTTAAATTTCAGAAAAAAGAACTGGAAAATGAAAAGAAGAAAAATGATGAGGTAGCTAAGGTTAAAGATCAATACCGTGACAAGCTTGAAGTCAGGCTTGAGACAGAAGTTACAAATATCAAGGAAATGTATGGGCAAATTCTTGAGCGTTTACCTAATGTTAATGTGAAGATGAAAGGGGAAGTATGATGTCAGGTGGTCTTTTAGATCCATTGTATGGCGGACAGGCACAAATGGGCGGTTTAAATTCTGCTAGTATTATAGGCGAATATAAGCAAATGTCACTTATTATGGGCCAATATAAGAAAATGTCACTTGCGCAAGCGATGCGAAAAGCACAAGAACAGGCGTTTGGGTGGCCAACTATGGCGAGAGACTATGCAGAAGAAAAAGTAAAGCCTCCGCAATCCTTTCGTGAAGAACTCCAATCAGAGATAGACGAATGGTTAAAGTAACATGGGAAGTCAGATATGAAACACTCTTGTTAGAGCAGGCTAGTAAATTATTGGAGACCACAATATGAACAACAATTTAAGTACAGAAAAAGTGGAAATGGAGACAAATCCAAAAGCCATAGAATTAATTATTGAAGAAATATCATCACAAGTGGATGGGCTTCAACAAAGCGTAAAAAGATTGGCTGACATTGAAGAAAGATTACAAGGGCCAACTCCAAAAACTCAAACGGAAGATATGTGTGAGCCTTCAAACGATTATTTAACAATGTTAAATAATCAAATCGAAAATTTAAAAACTGCTAATCGAGCAGCAGAATATATTATAAATAATATTGAGATAATCTTATGAAACCACAAATAGATGAAAAACGAATTAGGCAAATCAGATATAACCCTGAACTAGTTAAGTGTATCTGGGTTATTATATTCGCAACTATTTTCTTAATCGGAATATCGGAGTGGCCATGCATTCAATAGAAGACATCAAACGGACTATCCCTCAGCATTGGCGACAGGCCGCAACGGAGTACGAGAAAGGAAACGAAAAGGAAGCGTTAACCTTAATCTATATGGGGATAGATGCTGTAGACATATTAAAATCAAGAGAAATAGAAGCTGCTAGTTCTGTTAGCGGAATAGGAGAACAAGATTATTTCTAATATGAAAGAGCAGGGCTTGTTAAAAGATGATGTTGTAAAGATACTCCTTGAAGGCAAGCAATATAGGCAGAAAAGTTATTGAGGTAGAATAATGGACACATGGGATACACTCAGTGCTAAAATATTCAGAGAGAATATCGAAGCCTACGCGATATATTGGAGGGAGCGTGAGCCTACAGAAATTCAAATACATCAGATCGAAGAAAGCCCGGCAATCGGCCAAAGGCGAAGACTGTCTGATGAATGGCCCTAGCTGTAACTATAACCCGGAAACCACGGTATTGTGCCATAGCAACAAGCAATTGCATGGGAAGGGTTGGGGAATAAAGGCAAGTGATGAGTACAGCTTCTACGGCTGTTCAGGGTGTAATATGTGGTTTGATTCTGTGTCTGCCCCAGAAGAAGAAAAAGAGCATTATTATCAAATCGCTCACGAAAGAACACAGGAAAAGTTTAAGGAGAAAGGATTATGGGAGGTTGTGATAAATGGTAATTATAGGAATTGATCCGGGAGTTACCGGAGCTATAGCCTTAAGATGGGAAGGATATTATGAGGTTTATGATATTCCATATACTGTTGCCGACAAAAAAGGAAAACGTAAACAAGTGAATCCGGTAGCGTTATGGGAATTGTTAAAAGTTCAAGCGCCAAATCGCACTAGAGTTTTCTTGGAGAAGACGCACGCAATGCCAAAAAACGGGGTGATTGCCTCGTATTCTCAAGGCGATTCAAACGGCTGTATAAGATCTGTATGTGCTTGTCTCGGTTTTCCAATAGAGCTAGTAACACCTCATGCATGGAAGAAATATTTTAAACTCGGAAAAGATAAAGAGGTAGTGAGAGCGAAAGCAATAGAGGTATTTCCAAAAGCAGAACTACATTTAAAAAAACATCACAACAGAGCTGAGGCATTATTAATAGCTCAATATGGGATGGAAAATGAAACCTGAATTACCAGAAAGAATATGGGAGCCAACTCGGATCATTGAGGTGGATGGGAAATATGGCCGGGAAGACTTGCAACTATGGGCCTCTCGCCCTGCTACGTTGCAAGACCAAAGTGACAGACGGGAATTTCTGAGGAAATGGGATGAGCGGAAATGAGCTAAAGCAAAAAGCAAATGAATTTTATGCTAAGGAAATATGGCAATCCAATGTTAAGAAGCGGGTGTACCTGGATTGGCGAGACTTATTTACCACAGAAATAAGGGGTATTTTTATTGGTGAATATGATAACCATACTGACGGTAGAGAGTTTTTTCTCGATGTTATCCAAAGGCTCAGAGAATATACGAAAGACTACGCTATTCCCACGAGCATGCAGAACATGACGATTGATTATGAGGATGAATAATGCTAGATAACATAACAGAAGCTGTTCGGAAGACTAAATGCGATTGCGTAACAAACTGCGGAGACGATCCACGTGTAGAAAGAGGAGAGGTTGAACCATGTAATATGAGGAAAAATATGGCAGTTTCAATTATGCTGGATGAGCTTGGAAAGATTGTCATAGAAGCTGCTCGATTATGGTCAAATAAGCCTAGTCTATCTACTCTGCGCAACCTCGATGAGGCCGTAAAGAGGTATGAAAATTTTCTGGAGAAGCAATTGATTGGGAGGAATGATGGAGAATACTAGGTTAATTAAAAGCTATGTTTTCTATAAGGATAAATGTTGGTTTGTCAGTACTATAGACCGTGATTCATCAGCCCTTTATGGGGGGCGGTATGCAGAGACCTTAGTTTGGGAATATAACTGGGACAAGGCTGAGAGAGGAAAAATTGTTGGTCAGGCTGACTCAGTATGGGGAGATATTTCAGCACATACGAATATGTGTGAATTAATATTCAACACAGGTGAAACAGATTTAGAGGAGGAATAATGGATGATCACATAACATCAGTAGTCTTAGGGAAGATAATAACCAGAGCGTCCGCAGGGAAGGTTAAATATGGCGTAACAATGGAGCGGACAGACCTTACAAGAAAGGAATGGTTAAATCATGCTCAAGAGGAAGCAATGGATTTGTGTGTATACCTAGAAAAGCTAATACAGGAGGAATGATGGATAAATTATATTATACGCAACCGGTGAATAATGGAGAATGGATATCAGTTAAAGAGAGATTGCCAGATAAGAATGATTATTATATATGTATATACATAGACGATGAATCTGATCGAATGACAGATATTATGTTTTATAATAAAGGTATCAGGAAATTTATTGGACGTTTAGAAGTTGGTGACGCAATGTATGGGGATGAGGTTACTCACTGGATGCCCATACCATCACTACCGGAGGAGCCATGAAAGACGAATCTATGAAAGAATTAAATAAAATGATAAGGGCATTTATTAATGATAATCATGGGAAAATAATCACTCATGCAGGAATGACTTATAAACTAAGAGTTCTTGCACAGAGGGCAATGAAATATCAGTTTGACAAAGGCAGATCATTTGGAATGAAGGCGCGCAAAAATATAAGCAAGATTCCTAGATTTTATACTTTAAAAGACCTATCCGAAGAATTTGATAGAAACTTGAGTACGGTATATACGAGATTAGGATCCGGCCTAACTTTGAGAGAAGCATTAACGCGGCCTGTTGAGCCAAAAGACCATGAAGAAAAAAGGGTTTATTATGGAGACTAGAGAACCTTCAACACATTTAAACAGAGGGAAGAAGCCTGACGACAAATTAGAGCGAATATTAGAGCCGTGGGGGCTCTATCGGCAAAAGGGTGTCGATGGGCTTAGCTCTAAAAGAAAGTCACCCCTAGAGGGTTTCAATTGCCTTGAAACAGAGTTAACAGATCATATAGACAAAAAGAGAAAAGCGACAATACGTGAAAATTTAATAGAAATTGGATATGGGAAAAAGAATCTTAATTATTGGGTGGAATTTTTTTATAAGATATGGAAGTATGGAATTTATGAGTTAAAATTCCCAAAAGAGACTTTGTCAGCCAAACCATCAAATCCTTTGTATAACGGTGACAAGAGATATTCAAAAATAAATATAATACTATCATCCATTAATAGTCATTATTATAATATTCTAATACAGAAATATGAAAACTTATGGGAAATAAGGGATTTTCAGATAAATTGGGGATGGTCAGGAAGCGTTGCCAGAAATAAGTTAAAAAGGGCGAGGGCAGCAGCCAAAAAAGCATTGCGGGAAAATGGATATAAAGTTTGACAAAAACGTTATATAGAGCTATATTTTCATTAGAATTTCCATTCCTGCCTGGGAAATTGTTAGCCGGTGAGATCGTTTACAGCCAATTGTACGATTAAGTCTCAGAAGTACGGCGTTTTATTCAACTTTACGAAACAATCGTAAAGTAGTACAGAGTTTGATGTTGTGGCGGAAGTTGCGGAATAGCTCACAGGACGCCATTTTAGGAACAATGCAGGTTGGTGACCGCTTTAAAAGATGGTATAGCGAACTGTGACGGCACTTGATAGGCCAACGATATCAAGCCAACATCAAATACCCTAAGGATTGCGGATACGCGGTCGGGTGGGTTGCGAAGGTAAAGCTTCGCTTTGAGTCCCTGCCTCAGTAGTTTGTAGGGTGGAGGCGGCGGTAAAGCGCGCCAATTGAGGTACCAATGGTTAAATGTCAAAACGGTTAAAATCCGTAGACAGCCTTGACCGTCAAGCCCGGCGGTATATAAACGGGTATGATGTTATTATGTTCCCCGGTAAACTAGCTGCGATTTGTCATCGCATTGATGGGATAACATAATAGGTAGGATTAATCCATTAACATCAAACCTGACCCCGATGGTATACGGGGAACTAACAACCAAAGAGAAAGGCCCTGATCCGGGGCGGAGCAGCTAGGGCCTCCAACCCTAGGGAGAGAGCAGAAAGGCACCTGTCTCCACTGTTCTAAGAAGGCTATGTGGAAATAGCTGGATTGGGACAGAGGATAATATTTAATTCACAGCATATGTGGTAACAAGTTTTTATATTGCGTACTGAGTCCCGTTACATAGTACGCCTAGCGTGAGAAACCTATGGTTAATATAAAATATCCACCGTTGAGATAAAACGCGCAGCAGGTAATGACCGGAGAGTAATCGTCCGGGGCTAAAATATCTCTGTAATACGGTGGACCTTAACCCTGATAGTCGTTACCTCGGTCGAGCTATCAGCGGTAACAACCGAGGGCGGAATAGCTTCCAGAGACAAAAGCCACGTTGGTGAGAGGCCAAGACTCCACCGTAGGGTAATCCGGGCTAGCATAGCCAGTTGCTCTACGGTGGACCTTTTAAAACCGCTCAAGCCTCTATCAAAAGTGTAGGTATCGAAAAGCCTTGCTTGTAAGCTTGAGCGGTAATTTTTACTCCCGGACCCATTAAAATACTTCTCCTGTGACTAAAGTTTGGGTTCCGGGTAAAAATTATGGATTATACGGCATAATTCTCCAATCAAAGAGCCAACCAAAGCCGTAATTTTTTCTTACGGCGATATAGTACTTAGCATCACCTTGTGCTTTTTTCATGTCATTAATTGATGTGATATAGACTGTTTTCCAAGTCCCAAAATATTTAAGTTTTCTTTGCACTTGTAAAGCCATTTTATTACTCCTATGTAATTCATCTTTTAGATATAGTTGGATACATCATTGTATATTTCGATAAAATTTGTTTTATCAGCAGTATAAGCAGCACGAGCAGCACGAGCAGCACGAATAGCATCAGCAGCACTAACAGCAGCACGAGCAGCACGAACAGCAGTACGAGCAGTATAAGCAGCATCAGCAGCACGAGCAGCAGCATCAGCAGCACGAATAGCACGAACAGTATCAGCAGCACGAACAGCAGCACGAGCAGCACGAACAGCAGCAGCATAAGAACGATGATTATTATCACAAACATAATAAATATAAGAAGCACAATCTTCTTTTGATATTACTTTATTGTTTAGATAATCATTTGACCATTTATCCCATGCCTCGATTGGATTAAGCAGTAAATGGCTGACGGATTTAGCGCATAAAATTGCAAAAACTATTTTTTCCCGCTGTGTGATATTAGGCAAAGTTACTAGCTCTAAAGGTGTTTGCCATTTACTCCCTATTTTCAGTCCATCGTCAGCAACGATGTCGCACTCAATTTTAACAAGTAACGGATTCTTATATTCGGCGTGGATAGGGTTAAAGATAACAGCCAGTTCTGGTGATTTATAGGCATGAAATACCTGGTCAGAACAAAGTTCATTGCCGCGAATATCAATGGTTTCTTTTTTCCCTATTTCCCATTTAAACCCTTTATGGGTTGTGAAATCTTGATTCATTAATTTATAAGCGATCATATTACCTCCAACTGGTTAATTGATCTGTTGTAATCCATTTAGCAATCCACAAATCAATGACAAACGAATGCCATGATCTGTCTGATTCTTTCCAAAGTTTAAGTGCTTCGTGTTTAGTCATTGGATAGAGATCCAAACTGATCCACCAAATTCATTAATGTTCCTACAATTTAGTTTTAAGCAATTCAAGCACATCGTCCGGTATCGGCATAGTCTGTCCTTTGCTTAACCATCCTTCTACTGTTCTTGTAGATCTTGGTTTGCCGTCTCTAGGGAGAGCATCGGCGATGATCTGCTTAGCCTCTTCACGACTAGATCCACAGTCTATAATATCCTGTACAATGGCCTGTAATTCAGTGAGATTTGACACTACGTAGCTCCTTAAAATATGCTTCAGAATTTAAGTTCAAGATTAAGTACTTCACCAAACCACGCAATAGATACATGTTTAGTAAGGTCGTATTCAACAGCAATTAACGGAATAATAGAGGTGTCTGAGCCTTTGCCAACGTCTTTACCGTGTAGCTTGTATCCACTAATAACACCTGCTCCAAGACGCAGCCTAGAGTTAACGTGAGCCAAACCAACCGCATAAAACGAAGGCCTATGATAAGAATTGTATAACCCTCCTGCCCTGAAATTAGGCGTAAAATCGTAAGCAATACCAGGGTTAATATTGTTAAGCCCAGTAGTTTTAAGATGATCTGACACTGTGTGTACAGTCCAATCAGCCTGGACACTGGAAGAAAGAAGAAGCAAAAATATTGTTGTTTTCATTGTATTTTCCTTTTTATTGCTTTGATTAATGTTTCGGCAGATACGCCACGGTTCTTGGCATATCGAGAAGCCGCGAAAATTCCCCATTGTTTAACGTGTTTAGCAGCATATAGGGCATAATCCTGTTTAGTAATCATTTTTCACCTTCAGACCATATTTAGAGCCCTCAACAGAGAGAAAATCTAATAAGACTGGGATACTTTCTTCGTTTATATCAAGCCATTTTGTTTGCCTGTCTTGTGATATCAACTTTATCTTAACAGGACCAAGGCCGAGGATATTTTCAATTTCATTATCGTAGTACATAATTAATCTCCATATTATTCAATTGAGTAATATAACTATAAAGAAATTACCCTTATTTCATCATTAGGATAGAAAATATTAGCAACATCGGTAGCCGCTAAACGTGTTTCGTACAGCTTGGGAAAGCCTTTCGGACAAACCGACACCCATGATTCACGTCTTTGTAAATCTACCCACTCACAGATCTTAATTTGTATTTTGTACATGATCAAAACTCACTTTAAAATTCCAGTTTTAATATAATGATTGCCGCCGCACCAATAGCAACAATATACAGGCCGATGTTACGCATTAAGCGTTACCTTACTAGAATCACTTCTTCCGTGTCCTGACATATCATATGTATGATGATCGGCACTAGGATCTGACAAATTATGGCGAGCACAGTACTTAACAAGCGATTCTGTTTTCCAATGACCACGCAAAGAATGAGCAATTAATTCACCGTCACGGCGTCCACAAACAGTCGTAAATTTGTAATAAGACATAATAACCTCACAAAGTAATGTTGTTAGCTAATTTATCGGATATGAACCCGTCACGATTCATTGATTCGACGAATACGGAGAAGTCGAAGCGAATATCCGGATTGTAATCGTTATGTGTCGATGTCCAGCCAGAAAAACCAGACCATTGCCTAGATAGCCAGAAAGCGCGACGAACTTGATTAATTGTTGTGTACATGATTAATCTCCTTATTTGTATGGTTGATCCCTAAATCCACAGGTATAATCAGGTATCTGATATTGACCAAGTGGCTTAATTGGCTGTAATCCATTTTTAACTCCATCGTAAAGCTTTTGAACTGCCTCTGATTCAGTATTGACGCCACAAACAAGGTATTCAGATGCAGGGCGCGCGTGAGTTTCTTTTAAAGCCGTATAAACGTGGTAATTCATAACTAAAATCCTCTTATGTTGTATGGTTTACATGTTTTGTTTTACAATCTTCCAGTCAGTTATTGAAAGACGGGTGCTACTCATTGCTTGATCTCCTTTTAATAAGGCGTCGTTTCTCTCTAGCCAGAAAGGTGCTGCATAGCCATGCGTAAAGCACCTATCAACATTAGGATTATAAGGACGGTATTTACGCGCCCCTTTGCGTTTAACATATATCCGGTAGATAAACATAATCATTTCCTCCAGTAGTTAACTAAATATTAGTCTATGAGTTGTAGGATTACAAGTACTATTGCCAATTAAAATCGAGAAATAAATGGAATACACAGTAACTCACAACAGACAGCAACAAATCAGGCGGATGGTCTCATTTGAAGACCAAGTAGAGCTGGTAACAACAGACTACACCCCCTGGGTAGACTCAAATGGGTCAGTAACAGTAGTAACGGTAACAGTAAAATCAGGATCCGCGACAGTAGCCAACGAATCACTAGCCGCCAGCGTACATACAATGACAGTATCAACACAGCAAACAGGATCATCAGTAATACAGCTAAAAGCCACCGCGGGAAATAATGTACATGTATCAAACATATGCATACTAACAAAAGACCCAAACTACCCAGTATATGACTATGGTTACTACATTTAACCATTAAGTTAAATATCTTACATATCAATTATCTATAGGTTAATAACAATGCCATTCGTAAAAGGACAATCAGGAAACCCAGGTGGACTTAATTCTGCTGACCGTAATGCAATCGTAAAAATACGCAAAGGTATTGATTTAGCTATAAATAAAATGAAGAATGGCAAGACAGTAGGCATCGTGGCATTCCAGGAAAAGATGGCAGAGTCTTTCGAAAATGACTTCTTAGCTACTCTAAAGGCTGTAGCGCCACTGTTACCCAAGGACATAACAATAGAGTCAGGCGCCTCAAGAAGCGCTGTACAGTACACAGACGACGAGCTGGCTGACATCATTGCTAGTCGTGCACGTCAGAAACGTCTTGATAATCAGGTAGTTGAAGCAGAATACACAGAGATAAAGGACGAGAGAGTAACCAAGTAGCCAAGAATAATAATCCAATTGAGAAGCCTCAGTCCTATTCTAAGCTCATTACAGGCACGATCTAACAAGACCCCTACTGTTGGTATAGATTCAAACAGTTAGGCGTATCACAGGGCTTCTAATTAGGTCAATAAATCTCTGGAGGGGTGGGGTATAGGTATCGTGGGTATGTAGGGAACCTTATATACGGGCCATACCACAATACATTTCTGATATACCCATACAAATCTCCATATCCCATACATTTATGACGTAAACCCAAATTAAAAATATTTTATAAAAATGAAATGATTTGTCCCACCACATGAGACATGATATTCTCTAGTGAATGTCCCACATTACACAGGAGAATGTCCCATGGGTTTAACAGAAGAATTAGCCAGAGTCAGTATCACCAAGACACAGCTTGCCGAAGAGCTTGGAGTGAATCGTAAGACCGTCCAGAGAATGGGTGAAGATATTACACCTGAAGTGAGAAGGGTTTTAAACGCCGCTAAGGAACCTGACTACAAGTGGCAGGCGGTGACAAACGATTTTATGGAAGAACTGAAATCACACGGCAGGGGTGTTCCGGTGAACGGATATGTCCTTGTTGCGAATAAGGATAAGAATTCATTCGGTTCAGTCGTTTCCGAGAAGGACTGGTTAGCACGTCTTGACTATACCTGCAAGCACGGACGAGAAGGATGGTCTTGTAAGGAGTGTCTTAAATGACGTATATGACACAAGAAGAAATGGAAGAGTTAGAAACACTCCTAAAATATACGTTAGATGATACCATTTTCTGTTGGAAAGCAACTAGGCTGAACGGGAGTAGCGCGTCATTAGCTTGCGATGGAAATATCTCCATACGTTTATTACGGGCGTTTGATGAAATAGCTAAAGAAATAAACACTCAGGAACGCCTGAAATGAACGATATGCTAATGAGACTAGACTCAGAAGTACTTCGCCAGGAGAATAGGTGTTGATGAGAAATCCGTAGGTCGATGGATAATCGAAAAACCAATTGCTATGGAGTATCTAAGATTAGCCTGTCATATTATGGGGGTGTAAGATGATTGTCCAGCATACAATTGAAGTTGTTGTTAAAGAGGGTCTGAAATGAACCCTTTTAATTGGTATAAAATTTATAAACTGACACTAATATTGGTTAATCTTCGAGAAGAACACGGATGCTCTTGGACAGACAAGGATTTATTTTGGGAGACCTGGGCAAAGATAGAGGGTCTCATAAAATAAGTGTTAAACCCATACTAAAATTCTTATTTGAACCCTTTAATATGACGGGTACTCCCACTCGACTATTGATAGCGACCACCCGTTAAAGCAAGTAAATAGTCTGCTTGCTTACCCTATACGCCCCTTAATTGGGGTTTTTTATTGAGTAAAATATGATATCAGATGCAGAAGCCGCAGAAGTCCTATTAGAGAGAAGGCAAGCAAGGACTAGTCTAGCTGCGTTTTCTGCCTTTATGAACCCTGCACAGCCTCCTGCACTACATCACAGACTATTATGTGATGCTCTAGATCAAATAGTAGAAGGTACTCTTACAAGGCTTATGGTTTTCATGCCGCCAGGGTCAGCAAAAAGCACTTACACATCGGTTAATTTCCCGTCTTATTATTTGGGAAGATTCCCGGATAAGAACATTATTTCATCCTCTTCAGGCAAGGACTTGGCAACAAGTTTTGGACGTAAAGTAAGAAATATCGTCGACTCAAAGGAATACGGGACTTTATTTGAAACACGTTTAGCAGAAGATTTAAAGTCTAAGGGTGAATGGGCAACACAAAACGAAGGGTCTTATTTTGCTTGTGGTGTTGGTTCTAATGTTGTTGGCCGAAGAGGAGATTTAGGGCTTATTGACGACCCGGTTTCTTCTAGAGAAGACGCAGACTCAGAAAACTCAAGAAATAGAACATGGGAATGGTACTTAGCGGATTTCTACCCAAGACTTAAACCAGAGGCATCCCAAGCAATTATCCAAACCAGATGGCACGAAGACGATCTTTCAGGAAGGATTCTTCCAGCAGACTGGAATGGTGAAAGCGGAGACTTTAAAGGATTTGACGGGCAGATTTGGAAAGTAATCTGTATCCCTGCCCAAGCAAGGGAAAATGACGCTTTAGGTCGTAAATCTGGAGATTGGCTTTGGACCGAGTGGTTTAAAGACGACTTTTGGGAAATAACGAAAGCAGTTCAAACATCAAAAGACGTCCGTAACTGGAACGCATTATACCAACAAATACCACAACCTGAATCAGGAGAATTCTTCCAAAGAGAATGGTTTAAACGTTTTAATATTGGAGAACAGCCAAAACTTTCTATTTACGCTGCTTCTGACTATGCCGTTACCGATGGTGGTGGTGACTTCACTGAACACGGAGTCGGAGGTTTTGATTCTAGCGAAAACCTTTATTTTATAGACTGGTGGTCAGGCCAAACAAGCCCTGATGTGTGGATACAGACACAGTTTAAGCTTGCTAACATCCACCATCCATTATTGTGGGTAGCAGAAGGTGGGGTTATTCGTAGAGCCGTAGAACCTTTTCTAACGAAGGCTAAGAGAGACCAAAAGACATATTTTACGTCAGAATGGATCACAAGCGGAGCCGATAAAGCCGCTAATGCAAGAAGTTTCCAAGCCCTTGCATCAATGGGCAAAGTCTATATTCCTAGCACAGAATGGGGTGACGAGTTGATAAACCAATTAGTAAAGTTCATCCCTAACACTAACTTTAAAGACGATAAAGTCGATGTTTGCGGGTTATTCGGACGTATATTAGGAAGGACTTACGGATCAAGGCCTACTCAGGCACCAAGCCCTAAAATAGTTGACTTATGGGGAAGACCCGTAAAAGACAATGAGAATTGGAAAATAGCATGACTGACGGATTCGTATATGTAGATGGATTTCCATCAGACCCTAAAAGCCCTATCATTCAAAGATATTCAGGAGGAGCAAAATCTGTATCTGACTTTTATCTTGAAGTTAAAAAAGGCAATGTCCCAGGACATACTTTAATCCAGAAATTCGGTTCTTGTGTTTATACAGGAGCCAGTGGATGGAAAGTGATATCGACTTCCCTTACTTACCCCACTCCAACCGCCCTAACAAGTCTTGAGATCGTCTCAGACAGCATCCAGGACATTCATCCTGACAATGGTGTCGGAACGGGGATGTTCTCTGTAAACGTTTTAGGAATCTCTACAGGATGGGTAGACGCAGAAGAAATAGTAAAATTAAACGGTACAACTGCTGTTCCTTTATCAAACCAATATTACAGAAACTATAGACTAGAAGGCTATCTATCTGGTACTTACGCCTCTCCTGGTGGGTCTAGTCATAACTCAACAATAACCATCAGAGAATCAGGAGCTGGAGCGACATGGTCAAATATCATCTCTGAAACAGGTTTCGGTTTAGGTCAGAGTGAAATAGGCGTTTATACAATTGCCGCAGGAGAAATAGGGTACTTAATGAACTACAGAGTGGACGTGTCAGACATCGGAGCCAATAAAGTCGGAGATATCGCTCTTTTTACAAGAGACAATGCAGACGATGTGACAACTCCTTTTACTGGGGTTATGAAGGCTAAATCAATAGCAAGAAATCTTGCTTCTGGGTCTTCTCTTCCTATTGATCCACGCGCCCCTATACTCCAATTAACAGGTCCGGCAGATATAGGCTTTATGATGGTATCCGCTTCTGATGCAGAGATTGAAGTGAAATTTGAGATCATAAAGGTCACATTATAATGGCTTCTTTAGAAAAACTAAAATCGAACGTAGAGGACTTTTTAACTAATACAGAATACGCAAGAATTTTATCTGAGAAATGCCGTGATTATAAAGACCACAAACAATGGACGGCTGAAGAAGCGAACGTAATTAAAAGCCGAGGACAGGCTCCTATTGTTGTAAACAGGATCAAGCCTAAAGTAGACGGTATTAAAGGGCTTATAATTCAACGTAAAACAGACCCAAAAGCCTTTCCAAGAACACAAAAACACGAAAAGGCAGCAGAAGCCATTACAGACGGTTTAAGGTTTGTATCAGACAATAATAATTTCGATGATTTAAAAGTAGATGTAGCAGATAACGTTATTGTTGAAGGATATGGCGCGGTCATTATAGAAATGAAGAAAGCAGGGAAAGATAGGGAAATATCCTTGTCTCAAATCCCATGGGATCGATATTTCTACGATTTTCATTCAAGAAGGCTTGACTTCCAAGACAAGCGATGGGATGGAATAATCCTATGGATGGACGCAGAAGAAGTAATTGAAAAATTTAATATAGATGCAACAGCAGAAAGTTTTTTAGAGGAAGGCAGTGGTGAGACATTTGAAGACCGTCCAAGGTGGGTAGATAAGACAAGGAAACGTGTTCGCGTATGCCAGCACTTCTATATAGAGAAAGGTGTATGGATGATGTGCTACCACACCCATGCACGGTTCTTAATAGACCCTAAGCCTTCTCCATATCTTGATGAATTTGATGAGCCTACTAATCCAATTGAATCAGTAGGGGCTTATATTGATAGAGATAACAACCGTTTTGGAGAAGTAAGATTCTGGCTAGATCTTCAAGATGAGATCAATCATCGTCGCTCAAAATTCCTTCATCTTCTTTCAGTTCGCCAAACAATGGGACGCAGGGGTGCAGTAGCAGACGTTCAAGCAATGAAGCGTGAATTAGCTAAAGCCAATGGTCACGTCGAATATGACGGCGAGAAGGGAGATTTCGATCTACTTAAGACTGGAGATATGGCAGAAGGTCAATTCGTCCTTTTAAACGATGCAAAAAATGAACTTGACGCAGTAGGGTTTAATGCCCAAATGTCAGGACAGCGTCAAGGAGACCTTTCAGGTAAAGCTATTGCAAATCTTCAGAATGCTTCCACTAACGAATTAACACCTTTATTCGCTGGAATACTTAATTGGGAGCGCAGGGTTTATCGTCAGCAATGGATGAGAATGAAACAGTTTTGGGACGAAGAGAAATGGATCAGAGTTACAGACGACCAAGAGTCTCTAAGATGGGTAGGTTTTAATCAAAAAATAACACTTCAGCAGAAACTTGAAGAACAAATAAACGACGATTCTCTTGAGTTGCAAATAAGACAGGAATCATCCGCTCTTTTTCAAAAGATGATGTCAGAGAAAGACCCTAGACTTCAAAATATTATCGAAACAAAGAACAATCTTGCAGAGCTTGATTTAGACATAATGATAGAAAGTGCTTCTGAGTCAATTAATGCACAAGCTCAAGAGTTTGAGTTACTTGCAAATATCGCTCAAACAAGGCCAGAGATACCGTTTGAAGAGATTGTTAGACTTTCAACCTTTAGAGCTAAGACAAAAGATAAACTTATAAAGAACATGCAGGCTTCACGACAATCTGCATCCGAGCGCCAACAAGCTTTAGATCAAGTAGGTGCTCAGAAGGTTCAGGCTGAAATAGCTGATAAGTCTTCAGGTGCACAGAAGAAAGAACAGGAAGCAATACAGACACATGTGCAGACACAATTAATTTTAGAAACTCCGCCTGATAATACAGGCGTAGTAATTTAGTTTTACCCGCCGCCGGGGTTCCGGGCGTTAGCTGACGACGAGTTACGGTCGAGGAGATACCATGAGTGATTTAGATGAAATGCTTGAAAACGTAGATTCTGTACCAGAAGTAGATTCTGTACCAGAAACCGAAACTGAGGCAGAAACAGAAGATGTTCAAGTAGAGGTCGAAGATGTAGGTGAGACGACAGCACCTAAAGATGATTCATGGCAAATGAAGGCGGTACTAGACGAGAGACAGAAACGTCAAGCGATTGAGTTAGAAAATGCTGAATTAAGGGCAAAACTGGAAACTCAAGAAAAGCCGCAACGTCCAGATATATTTGATGATCAAGAAGGTGCGCTATCCCATGTAATGGGAGAATTAAACGAAGCGCGCACAACAGACAAAGTCCTTTTATCTCAAGATATGATGAGAATGCTAAAGGATGACTATCAAGATATGGAAGATGTTTTCGTAGAAATGGCCAAAGCAGACCCTAAGCTGACATCTGAGATGTTTTCTCATGCTAATCCTGCTCGTTTTGTTTATGAAACTGCACAAAAGCAGAAAACATATAATGAAATGCAGAATGTAGATGAGTACAAATCAAAGTTAGAAGCACAAATAAGGGGAGAAATTGAGGCCAAAGTAAGACTTGAACTAGGACAAAGCGCAGAACGTGAAGATAAGAAGTCTCAAGCAGATGTACCGTCATTAGCTAACGCAAGTTCATCCGGTGGGTTCAATACCCCTAAAGATATCTCTTTAGGTGAGCTCCTGGACTAGGAGAATATAATGGCGAATACACAAACAGCAGCAGAATTAGTCGTCACTAATTTTTTAAGTGACTTTTGGAAAGAGTATATCCGCAAAAGCCGTTTTGCACGATATACTAAAACAACCAACAATGGCGTCATTACGATCAAAGAAGGTCGGCAGAAGATTGAGATACCTCTTGTTACTCGTTTAAAGGGTAATGGTGTTTCTGGTTCTAACACCTTGCGAGGTAACGGTGAGGCTATTGGTAACTATGGCCTTACTCTAACGCCTACTTATGCCCGTCATGCAGTAGAGTTTGACCGTGAAGAATTGGAAAAGCCTAATATCGATCTAATGATGGCGGCCCGCCCACTTCTGATGGATTGGGCAATGGAAGACCAGCGTGATAAGATCATCGAAGCTCTTGGAGCAATCTATAACGGTACTACCTATGCAAATTACGGTACAGCAACAGCTGCCGCTATGGATACCTGGAATACGAACAACAATGACCGTATTCTTTATGGTGCGGCTAAGTCAAACAACACTTCTGGAGACCACACTACTTCATTGGCTACGCTTGATGCAACGGCTGATAAGTTATCCCCGGTAATCGGTTCTTTGGCTCGTCGTATTGCGCAGCAGGCAGATCCACACATTCGTCCTATCACCACTGGTGAAGATGAAGAATGGTTTATTATGTTCTGTGAAACCTATTCGTTCAGGGATCTAAAGACCAATTCAACCATGACTCAGGCCAATCGTGAGGCCCGTATCCGTAGTCCTAACAACCCTCTGTTTACTGATGGCGATCTCGTTTATGACGGTATCATCTATCGTGAAATCCCTGAAATCTCAGGATTTATCGACAGCGCAGCAGCAGGAACTTGGGGTTCTGGTGCAACTGGTGACGGTCTTGATAACGCTGGCGCAGCAGGTATTCGTGTAGGGGTTAACTTCCTTTGCGGACAACAGGCTGTTAGCTTTGGTATGGGGCAACGTCCTCGTATCGTTGTAGATCGCCTTTACGACTATGAGTTCCAGCCCGGTGTTGCTGTTGAATTGAAGAATGATATCCAAAAATCATACTTTAATGATGTACAGCATGGTGTTGTAACTGTTTTCGTTGCTGCCGCAGCAGACGCGTAAGGAGGACTAATGGCCTTAACATCAGAAAGTGAATTAACTGGTAACGGAATGAATCAAGGGGACATTTATGTCCTTATGAGTAATATCGTTGATCTTGTCAATGAAATCCAAACAGACCATGCAACAATGATTTTGGCTCTAGATGGAATCTTGGCAAAACTAGATGCAGACGCAGGTATCACAGATACCGATTACGCGGCTGTCCACGGAACAGCAGGCTCTGGAGCCGCTATCCCAGCAACATTAACAAATATTACCGCGCTAACGCTCGGATAGGAGAAATAACATGGCTGCTGAAACACTTGTAGCAACACACGCGGCAACCGGATTCCCGGTGAGCGCAATCGGTCCTGCTGGAGATGTAAAAGTAGCATATGGCACTTATGCCATTGCCGCTAATGTCGAAGCAGGAGATATCTTTGAACTGTGTAAATTACCTGCCGGGGCGACTATTGTCGGTGGAGAGCTTCGTGCCGACCCACTTGACACGCATGCAACCCCTACTCTGGATATGGATTTAGGCTGGAAAGCAACAGCCGATGAAGTAACCGATACAGACGGGCTAGGTAACCTAGGGGTTTGGAGTGATACGGCTGTAGCAGGATATAGGACTGAAGTTGGTCATATATTCCCATTGCAAGGTATCGTAATGACTGCCGGGTTTAAGACGTTTACTGCTGAAGCTGTAATTCAGTTGTACGCCAATGCAGCAGCCGCTACATTTGCTGCTGGTGACGTAACAGTCGTTGTCTATTACACAATGTGATTATATGCATGCCAACAATCCAGCATTCTGGAACTTTGTTCACTAGAGCTTTGATCCCGTTTGATCCTCTTCCTTTAACAGATAAACCAAAGGAAGGGGACTGGATATATTGGGGGCACATGCATAGAGATGTAGCGGGGCGGGATAACTGGAAGGAATTAGCAAGACAATTCCCTACTATTGTTCCGCTCCGCCACCCTTACCTGATTTCAGAATCATGGAATAGAAGAAGCGTAGATAATGAAAAGGAACCATGGAGATTAAGAGAAGAGTGGGATTTTTTGATAAATGAAATAGATAAATACGATCCTTATTATCTTCCAATAGATTCAAATAATAGACAAGAATATTTAGATAAAATTAATAATGATTTAAACTTAAATATAAGAACAAGATGGACACCAGTTCATTCAAAAAAGAATACACATGGTCTTTCTATAAATGAAGTAGAAATAGATCAAGAACTAATTAATCATATAAAACCTTTTATAGGAAGATTCTATGAAATATAAATACATAGGTTACGGAGAAGACCCTCCTGAAGAGATAATCTTTTTTGGGTTCAAGTTCTTATTGAATGGTGACTCTGTAGAAGTTGGTGATTTAGAACGTATTAAAGGACACCGATGCTTTGAATTACAAGGACAAGAAAAGTCTATACAGAAACAATACGAAGATAAATTCGGTGAAAAGCCTCATCATCTTATGAAAGAAAAGACAATCAAGGCAAGATTAGATGCAAAGTCATAACAATGTAGTTCAAAGATCAACAGGGTCTGTAATTCCTCTTGCTAATGTTGAAGTATATCTAGCAGGGACTGCAACCGTAGCAACTATCTATTCTGACAATGGTGTTACTCCAATAACTCGTCCTTTCCTGGCTAATAGTGAAGGTGAGTTTAAGTTCTGGGCTGCTGATGGTCGCTATGATGTAGTTGCTACGTATGATGGTATTACAGATAGTTATGAGATTATATTAAGTGACTCTCCAGTAAATGTTAGGAACTTTGGTGCATTAGGGGATGGAGTAACAGATGATACGTCATCATTTCAATTGGCTATAGATAGTATCATTGATAAGGGAATAATATTCCTACCAGAAGGAGATCACATAGTTACTGTTTCCTCATTAATCAGAGGAACAAAAACTATTCTTTGGGATGGTCCTGGAACAATAAATGGGACAAGCGTTAAAACATTGCCTGGGCTTAATATTGGTTATGCTTCTGGTAGACAGATCTTTAATAAAGATGATAGTACTCCAGGTGATTATGCAGATTTTGAATTTTTAAGAAATGCTGATTATACAGGAGATGATGGGGCTAACTCAGTAGCAAGTAATATTAGAGTAGATACAACAGTTGGAGCTAATGCTGGGTCTGCTTCTTTTACGTCTTCAGAGTGGGCAATTAATAGTGTAATAGATTCTAGTAGCCCAGACGCACATTCTGTTTCTGTTAGTGGAGTCGCATATAGAAGGTCTACTGGCCCAGTATGGGGGGGACATTTTAATGCTAGAGAGGAAACCGGAGGGACTACTACAATAAATGCTATTAGAGCTATTGAGGCAAATATTCAAGCAACAGGAGCAGATAATAATAATCTAAGGTCTGTTATTGATGTGGTTGCTCATAATATAGCTCTATCTTATGCTGGTTTAGGAGTTGACACTATAGCTTATGGTCTTAGAGTATATTCTGAATCAGCAGATTTAAAGAAAGGTATCCAATTACAAGAGAATGGATCTAGTAAAATATATAACGGTATAGTAAATAGCATAACAGGAAATGGATCTGGTTATCTTGATGATGGTACTAGAACCGGTAGGGCTATATATCTAACAGGAGGAGGGTCTATAGGATTAGACTCAAGTGCGGGAACTTGGACATCATGCGCTATTCGTATAGGAGATGATTCATATATACAGTGGAGAGCAAATGGAGCAGTACAAACAAGGTTTAATACATCAACTAGTGAATTTGAATATATTGTTTCAGGAACCAATAGAGTAGATTTTAATTTATCAGGTACTCCTTCTATAAATCTTAATAGTACTCAAGTTATTGGTACTAGGAAAACTGGATGGTCGGCTGCCACAGGGACGGCAACAAGAACAACATTTGTTACTTCAACCGTAACATTGGCTCAACTTGCAGAAAGAGTAAAGGCATTAATTGATGATTCAATTTCTCATGGTTTAATAGGCACTTAGTATGAACTTACTAATATCTAAAGAATTAGCTCAAGCAATTCATGATTATCTACATAATAGACCTATGATAGAAGTGGAAAGTCTTGTTATCGCTATTAGAGAACTTAAAAAACAAGAAGAAATAATTAAAAACGAAACTACAGTATCTTCATAGCTATGGATAATCCTACAGAACATATTTTCATAGAGAATAAATAATGGCAATAATACTTAATCCAACACCTACCAAGATAGCAAAGACTGGAATCAAGCAACGTGCCCTTGAAGATCTTGCTGTCATAATGATAGGCGAACCTGCCCAGTCTCAGGATGATATACGTATAGACCTGGCATACAATGAGGTTTACGAAGATCTTAAGGTTTTAGGTCTTGCTACATGGGGAATTAATGGATATGTACCAAATGGTCTCGTTCCTCACGTAGTAGCTCTTGTAGCATGGAATGCTGTTGATTCTTATGGAGTATCTCCAGCAAGATATCAGAGGATACAATTGAAAGCGGCTTCTGCGAAGAGAGAAATTAGCCTTTTAACAGTACCTAAACATGAATCACTAGAAGAACCGAGAGATTTCTAATGCCAACAGTTGCTATTAATCTTACTGGTCCTTCTTATTCTCATCGCTCAAGGTCTTTAAGTTCTCAAAGAACGATAGGATTTTACCCTGAAATAATCGACACCCAGAGTTCTAAAAGTAAATATATCCTTAATTCTTTTCCTGGATTAAAGTTATTCGGTACGTCTTCAGGTAGAGATAGAGGGATGTTTGAACACCAGAATGTTCTTTATAAAGTAACCGACACAACCCTAAACACAGTCGCATTTGATGGCACT